CTTTACCTAGTTGTTCTACAAATGCTCTTGATACTAAGTAATCGTTATTAGTAGCAGCTGTTGAATCACCGTAACCAGCAATATCTTGTTGCCATGCTTCTAAAGCAGTTCTTGAAGAGAACTCAATATCATTAATGATACTAACTGTCCATGCCTCAAATGTCCTGTCACCAGCAAGTTTAAGATTCATTCCTCTGAAAGGAACTACAATCTCTGATATTGTTGAAGCAGGCATCGATGTTGCTGTTGCAAGTAATTCTATGTTGTTTCCTGAACGAGGTACGAACACTCTAAATCTGTTAGCTCTTGGGCCGCCACCGATTAATTGTGCTTTGAATTGGTCTATTGTTGCCATTTATATACTCCTAATATTAAACTGCACTGTATACTTCTTTAAACACGACACCGCTTCTAGCAGCAACAAAGTTCAAAGTTATATAGTTGATTGATTTAGCAGGTTTCACAAATATTGAACATACGAATTCGTTTCTATCAATCACTGAATCAGTGTTGTTAGTCTCATCACATATTACTGAGAAATCTGTTAAACCTCTTCTGTTTTTCACATCTCTTAAGAAAGGTTCTACTGCACTTCTAAATTGTGCTCTTGTGAACGAATCGTTGTATTCAAATAACTGAGCTTTAGCTGCAGTTGCGATTGCTTTCTCTAAGACGATGAATAATCTTCTTACATTAATTCTATCAAATGCAGAAGGTGTTGATAATGCAGTTTTATCACCAAACAGGATTGTACCTTGGCCTGGGAATGTTGCAACTGGGTTAACTCTTGCACGATATAGGTCATCTCTAGATGCCTGTTTAGGATTCAATGCAAGTTTAGTTATACCTAGGTATTGTCCTCTTGAGAACCCAGCAGGTGATACCCATGCATCTCTTTGTAAATCACTTCTTGCCATAATTCCAGCAGTGTGTGATGACGCAGGTATCCAAACGTATCTGTCGTTAAATCTGTCGTATTGATAAACCCATGTTGAGTCTAGTACTGCATATGAACTTGAACTTGCAGTGTTACATGTTGTTATAACATTTGAACTCTGTGTTGATTCTGAAGAAACATTGACAACATCTGCTCTTCTTGGAGAGACGATTGCCATGCAGTCTTTTCTAGCTTCACATAATAGTATTGCTTGATTTGTAAGTGTTGTCCAGTCTGCAAGAAGGTCTTGTTCTGCACCACTTCCGTCATCTGTTCTTGAAGAACCGACAAGTAGGAAAGAGATGTCTATAAGTTCTGCATCACCGAAGTGAGTTGTCCATGCACCATGTTTTTGACCAGCAGTTGAAAGTCTTCCATCTGCACCACCACTTAGTGATGTGTTCTCGTGTAGAGAAGGTCTTAAGAAAGGAGTTCCACTTGATTGTGCAATTGTTCTAGTTTCACCAGCAGATGCAAGCATTGCTGTTGAGTGACCTGACCAATATACATATTCTGATTGTGTTTCTAATACATTTTTGTAGTAGTTTGAAGCACCTTGTGCATCTTTTGAATCTGATGCAAGTGATAGGAATCCGAATGATTCTAATACTGTGTTTGGTGTTCCTGTGAACAATCCATCTTCGTCTACAACTACAACGTGTACTTCGTCTTCACCAACTCCTGCTACTGTAGCAGAATGTGATTTAGCAGGTGCTTTATTGAAAAGTCCGTGGAATTCCCAATATCTGCTGATGTTTGAATCATTTGGAACTGCAGATGTAAGACCTGAACCAACTGGTTGGCCAACTGCTTCAATTGTGATTGATGTTGCATCAGGTAAAGTTAATACTCTGTACATTGTGTCATGACCATCAAACTTGATTAAGTCTCTAACTGCAAATACATTTGATGCATCTACTGTTATTGTTGTTTGACCAACTGACTCAATTCCGTCTGTTAGGGTAACATTGTCATTGTAATAAGCATCTGAACTTGCACATACGGAAACTTTTAATGAGTTGCCTTTTGAACCTGCAAATTTTGAAATGAACTTACCAACTGTTGCTGCAGCCCCACCTGATTGATAGGTAGTGATGTAATCTGATGAATTTTTTAATAATGATGTTGATGCACCTGAACCATTTGCACTGTAAACTCCTGTTGAGTTTACTCTAACGAGTCTTAATGATGAACCGTATTTTAGAAATGATTCTGCTGTGTAGAAGTCTTCTGCTGCAGAGTCCGTGTTTAGAGGTGAACCAAAGTTCTCTACTAATCCTTTCGCGTCTGAAACTGTAACTACTTCATCAACAGGACCCCATTGAAATGAACCAGCGAATGCACCTGTTGTGCTTGAAACTGCTGGTACAACATTCGTCAAGTCAATTTCGTTGACTTGTACGCCTGGTGATACTTGAAATGCCATACTTTTCTCCTGTTAATGTAAAAAGTTTTGTTTTACTTGATATATTTATAACTTTAATAATCTTAACGAGTCATATATTTAGGTAGAAACAAACCATCTATCTCCTTCCTTATCTACAAAACTCTCCTCTTCTTTGACTGCACCAAAAACTCCTGCTGGTAACATGTCATTTTCTATCATCTTTTGTTGTTCGGAATATAATAGGTCTTTAACCTGTGAATTCGTAAGATGATAAAAGTACTCTGTTGTCACAAACCACGAAAATAATACGCAGTTCATAACCATATCGTCATGATAACCTTTGGCAGCTTCATATGAAGTACCTTTGTTAACAAATGTCAATAGTTCTGTTATAGTTGCTCTGTCACACAATTCCAACCTGTGTTCTTCTAAGAGTTCTTTGAGTGTCGAACAACCAATTCTTTTAACCTTTTTGTTCATTGTGACACCGATATCTTCCTGTTTTGTCATTCCTTGGACAAAGACATTGGGATATTCAATATCATAATGTAACTGTTGAGCAACCATTCCACCCTCTGCATTGTTCTCAACAATAACTAATGCTTCGTTATAGGGTTTAACATACTTATTTATCATGTCCGGAAGTAACATAGGAGACAACATGTTATCTCTAAATGTTGCAACTTGTTTAAAGGGTTGCACCGAAACGTCAAATACACTAAACGTGGAATAATCCATTCCTCTTCCCTTAGATACATCGACTGTACAAATGTAAGCATGTCCTTCTATGGGTCTAGTGAATATATTTATGTTATCACGATTCCAGTCGGGGTCTATAGACCGCATTCCTAGTAAAATATTTGAATTAATAAGTGTATTACCTGTTCCTAAGAAACTATTTCCATATTCCTGCTCAAACTGAGTCTCGGATGTGTTTGCAATGGTTTGTTTCTTCCACTCTTCATCTCTGCCTGGCACATCATACCAGTTAATAAGGAAGTGTTTATACTCCGATTGTTTTTGAACTGCACTCTCATATATCTTATAGAACATATTACCAACACCATTTGCAGTAGATGTGATAATAACTTTCGAATCTTTACCTGATGTGACCACAGGATATGTTGCAGTATAGAATGTCTCTGCATCATCAACAAACGCAAACTCATCGAGGTATAGTAAGTTAATTGATAGTCCACGAATTGAACTTGAAGAAGTTGCAGATGCAACGACCTTACTATCATTTGCAAATTCTATGGACCCTTTGTTAAGTATTTTTACTCCAGGTTGTAGAAAAAAGGGAACACTTTCTAACATAGTGACCATTCTTGCAATCATCTCCCTTGCAATTGCACCCTTGTTAGCAAGAACTGCTACAGTCACTTCAGGATGAAATAGTAAATACCATAATAGATATGCACAAGATGTTATTGATTTACCACTCTGTCTACTTGCAAGAACGATATTAAAACGATTTGAATTGTAGTGGTCTATGAGTTTGTCTTGGTACCCACGAAGTTTAAAGGGTACCATACCCTCATCTAGTGATATGATTTGTGTATAGTTCTCAATAAAATGACAAGGTTCTTGTGAACATCTCACATATTCTTGCATTTGTTGGTCGGTATACTTAGTTTCTACACCTGACCTTTTGATTAAAGTATTACCTAAGTAACCTTCGTTTTTAGGTTGCACCATGTTTTAAACCCCAATGAGATACAGGTAGATGATTTGA